CTTTTTGGTCTATCCCAATGTTTTAATTTAATATTTCTTTTTTCTTCATACCAATCATGTATCAAACTCCAACAATCTTGCACTCCCCAAACCCATTCTCTACCAACTAATCCTTTTTTATAACCAGAAGGTTTAAAATAATGCCATTGTTTTGTTTCTGGAGTGACAATATAAAAAGGTAAATCTAAATATTCGCAACTGGCTAAATCAGCTTCACTGGGATATGGTGGATAATTCGGATGACTATGTATTACTGCTATAACTTCACCTTCATCTTCAGCTTTCATCCAATCATCAGGATCTAAAATAAAATGTTCTCCCTGTTCTTCAGCAATATTTTTACAGGGATAATATTTTTCTTTACCTTTATGGATAGTCAGTAGGCCACAAGCTTCCTGTGGTGAATCTTTTTGTGCGTGTTCTAGTGCAGTATCTTTCCAACTCATCCTAAAAATGCTCCAATACCAGGAAAAATATCTCTAGTAGCAATCCTTTGTGGTAGTTTTACATTTACTAAATCGAGAGCAGATTGAGCTTCCCATGTAACTATATCTCTTGTCTCAGTTACTTTACGATCCAAGAAATAGATTTCCTGTGGAAACTCTGCCGTAGGATCTGGTGTGCCAAATGGATTTGTTTGCGTAGTAGACGAAGATGTTGACTGTTGCTGAATCGTATTAGGATTGTTCATTGTGATTGTATTACCCATTGAGTTTCCATGATTTTCGCAATAATATCTAAGATCATTAGGAGCAGTTGGATATGCTGGTTGATAAGTTACTGTCGCATCCGTTCCTAAAGTTCCTGCATTAACAGTAGTTTGCTGTCCTCCAGCATCAGATTTTATTCTTAATGGATGATTTACATTAGAACTATGAGATTGGTTAAAAATATAAGTTGAGCCTCTTTTCATAGTTAAAACAGGATTAGTAACACCATTAATTGCAAAGTAGTCATAACCTCCTGTGTTTACAACGGTGACTGTGTAAGTTACAGTTTCACCGTCAGCAGGATCAGCAACAGTTGAAGTTGTTGTCGAAGTGGTAGTCGTAGAAGAAAAATTTACAGCATCCAAATATCGAGCAAGAGTTCTAATCCTTGTAAATTTTGCTCCATTTAGATCATTACCCACAGTGGTTTCGTTGACATCCTGCATTATGGCTGTAATCGTTCCAAAGATATTACTTATTGAAATTTTTGGTCTAGGTAAAGTGCCTGTAGATCCAAATTCAAATCCAGAACACTCAATAGGAAATCTTAGATATGAATTACCAGCCCAAACAACCTCTCCGTTTGCGTTTAGGTTTGCACCATTATGAAAACGATATAAAGTGTTAGAGCCATGCAGTGCAGTATTTAACTGAATAGTAAATAATTCAATAATCGACCCAGGGTTTATTGACTGTAAGGCTGAAACTGGTATTGCCATTAGGGTTCAAATACTTGTTCAAAACTTGCTGTTATTCTATTTCTATCTATATCAAACATTTCTCTACTGAAACTTCTACATATCCATTTATAAGCTGCTGATTCATCAGGTGGTGACCAGTTAAAAGAAGTACCATTTTTAGCTTCATTTTCTAAAAAAGTTTCAATAATATCAGCATCAGAATCTTTTACATTGAAAGTTAAGTTCCAAACTTTTGGATCTTGATTTAAACCAAAGGTTGTACGCTGTTGGTAGCCATCTCCAAATTGAGTAATACGTTGTATCGGAGCACTACGTTTTGTAGCAGAATATTGTGGATTGAAGTCAGGAAAAGTAGCCATTATCTTGAAAGTAAACCTCCAGGTCTTTGTTGTTTCAATAGTTCTCCTTGAACCGCCACAGATATAAGCGTTCCAAGTTCTTTGGCTTCGGCTTCATCTCCTTGAACATCTGAACCTGATGCGTCCACATTAACAACAACACTCGTATTACCACCACCCCCAAGTTTATTATTTGGAATAACTGTTCCAGTGGATCGAGGAACAAAGAGTTCTGGTCCTTTTTCGCCTACTATAAATGACTTTCCTCCTGCTGCCCTACCTCCCTCAGCTAGCAAACCTCCAGTAAGGAATCCTAATATACCTCCACCTGGTTTACCTTTCGATCCAAGAATATCACCAAATAGTGCTTGATTGAGAGCTACATCTAAAAACTTATCAGCGACATTATTAAGAAGGTCAGATAAGGTAGATGTTCCTTTGATTAATCCCTTAATACCTTCTTTAATATCCTCACCTATTGTTACGCTAAGTTCTTTAAAAGCTTCCGTTACTTTATCCACCTCACTATGTAAGGATTTAGTTTTATCATTCATATCGTCTAATATCCCAGGTTGTTTTTTTAACTCCTCTGTTAAGAATTTTTGTTTCTCTTTGAGTTCATCAACTGTACGCTTTTGTTCGTCATTCTTAATTTTTATTTTATTGAGTGCTTCTAGTTCTTGTTTAACTTCATCTTGTCTTATTTCTATATTTTCTATAGCTTTTTTATTTATTTGTTCATTTTTTGCTAATTTTTGGGCTAAACCTTTTTCATTACCTTGTTTTACTAATTCATTTACTCTATTTACTAATGCAAATTCTTCTTCTAGTGTTTGTACATGAGCACCTTGTTCACTGTTTATTTTAGCTAAATTTATTCTTTCTTTTTCTCTTACGGTAAACAGTTCTCTTCTCTTATCTAAAGCCTCTTGTGCTTCTTCAGCTTCTTTACTTTTGACTTTAGTAATAACTGGAGTAGGTAGTAATCCACCAGAAGGTATAAGTTGTAATTGATCTACTTTTGGTATTGCATCTATTCTTTTTTGTTCAGCTTGTATAGCCTTTGCTGTTTCATCTCCCCTAGAAGCTGCAAAACTTACAGTTCTTTCCTGTTCTGCTTTTCTAAGTTGTTTTTCTGCACCAGATATTCTTAAGATAAAGTTTAATAGTGAAGCTCCAAATGCCTGGAATTTTGTAGTCGCCAATGTCAATGAAGCAGTTATACGTCTTGAGTTTTCCCCAAATCTTTTTAGTGAATTTACACCTTCTTGCCCAATTTGTGTAGCCATAAAATTCATGGCTGCATTAAATGCTGCTGTCTTTCCCTGTGTTTGTTCTATAAGTTGAAGTTGAGCTTCTTGGGCAGACCCCTGTAACCCTAATGCTGATGTTACTGCCTTAGTATCACGGGCAAAAGGTCCAAGTGCTCTACCTAATTCCCCTATAGCACTGATAGCACTTTGTATTTGTTGGACAATGGCTGTGGCTGCGATACCTCCTGCAAATCCACCCATTGTTCCGAACATTCCACCGATACCACCACCAAGACCACCAGCTATCGCACCTATTGGACCTTGCCCAAATAACAGAGGAAACGCACCACTTATCAACGCACTCTGAGTATCAAATCCTCTGGTCGGTCTTATACCTCTTCGACCAAAGGGATTATTCATAAATGTTCGTCTACCTTCGACATTACGAGACTGCCTATCAGATAGTCTGGAAAAATCTCCTCTGGGGGATATAGATGTCTGTAATCTTTTCGCTACTTGGCTTGTTTGCCTTTGCTCAGATTTTAAATTTCTAGCATTTTGTGTAGCTTCCTGTTTTTTAATTCGTACTATATCTTTTCCTAAACTGAGTGATTTCTTTCTATTTAGTACAGCTTGTTTAGTATTTTTAGCACTTCGCTCTTCCATTTTTTGAAGAGCCTGCTGCACAGGCGAAACTTTAGTTGTGGGATCTTGGAGTATTGCAGCCGTATTTCCTGCTGAGTCCATTTGAGTCGATCTTCCAAATACAGGAGATTTAGGGCCAAATCCTGTTAAAGTTCTCGACTTAACTACCTCTGTTATTTTTTGTTGAGTCTGGAGCTCTTCTAATGCTATTTTTCTTTGTTCAATAGCTACTTTAAGTTGGCCTTGTGAGTCAGCTTTAGCTGCTCTTTTTATAGCTGCTCTAGCCTTATCTGTTTGTAGTCCTTTATCGGCCTCTCTCTGTATTGCATCTCCTACCCTTCTGGTTTGGATCATTGAAACCCTTTGAGCTTCTTTACTTTTTGCTATTTCCTTTTCTACTCTTGATGCTTTAGTGCTGCCAACAGATATTTTATTTATTGCATTTATCTTTCCGCTTATTTTATTTAAAGAAGTTTCTAAAGTTTTTACACTATTTAAACCATTTACCTTTACAGCTATCTCAGCACTATAAGCCACGATCCAAAAAGAAATATTTATTCTAGTTTACATTAAATACTTTGGTTAGCACTATCTTCTGCGTTTAATTTTATTAAATTCTTTTTCCTGTTCTTCGTTTATTACCTGAAAATAAGCACTCCAGCCGATTAGTTCCATCTCAGTCATGCTGCCTATTTCGTGGAGCGTTTTGCCTAATTCTTTTGCTACTCCAAACTTGAGCATCATCCAGTTATCTTTT